GGAGCTACGAGACTTGAACTGACGTAATTTTTCCTTGGCTAGTTCGAGGGCTGTTCGGTTGGACTCGTCCTCAACCTGCTGGGCCCGTTTCTGCCGCATCATCTCGTCATACTCAGCGAGTTGGCGCGGTGCGACTTGCTGAGTCGCTTGTCTCAGTGCGCGCATTGTCGAACCTGCATTTATCGCCTGACCCGAGCTTCGCTGCACCTTTAATGTTTGATTAGCGATATCAGCAATTTGCTCTTGAGGGCTTTTTTTACGCCTCCAGCTCTCTGGAGTTCCGTGAGTTGTTGCAAATGTATTGAAACTCATAATTTTATCTCCCAATCGTTATCTTGTTTGCTGTCTCCGCATCGCGCAGCGCCATCTTCTGACGGAGTTCCGCGACCCGGAGGTTTAGTTTGGTGCGGTGGACTTCCTGCATCATCTGCAGTTTGATTTGATGCTCCTGCAACTTCTGCTGGAGCTTGACCGCGAAATCATCTTGTTGGGGGGCGGCGGCCTCTTGCGGTATCGTCGCCCCTTCAGTCTGCTGCTGTTCGCGCAGACGTTGCACGTGTTTCACACTGTTATTGACGATCTCCCCGAACTGCTGGAGCTGCTGACGCAATGCGGCTCCCTCTTCTGGGATCGTGACGTCCTGGGAAACATATTCAACGTGCTCAGTAGTATGGCCGAACAAAGTCACCATGAAGTCGACAACTTGCATTGGATCGACCGCTTCTTGGTCAACGGCTCCGGCCACTTCGGCCAGCGCACCCAAATGGATACGCGCGTGTTCGAGGTGGTTCTCGTTGGGTAGAATCTGGATCTCCGACCCGCTGCGCATCTCGTTGTTTTCGAGCATGGCGACTTTGACATCGATGACCGGACGGGCCTCGGCATCCGGCGGCGGAGCATAGCGATCAGCCAAGTCGTAGCCAAAACGGGCGGCCACGCGGTCACGAATCGCCGCTTTGCGTCCAAACTCGTCGAAGCCCGGCATGAGCTGGGTCAACTCGTCGGTGGCCAAAAGACGCTGCGCTTCGGAACCGGAACCAATCGCACGAACGGGCCGTACGGAGTCGATGTCGACCATGGCCAGGGCTTCCGGAGGAACGCCGCGCATGAAACAGCGTTCTTGGAACTCCAGAATCTCGCGGCTTCCGGGTTCACCTTCGACATAGCCGCCGCGCACAAACCGGCGCACGGTCTCCTTGAGCACGCGGCCCCAGGGTTCGTAGAACAAATTGAGTGCGGCCAGCGAAAGACGCGATTGACCCGAAAGGATGGCCTGGGTCTCGAACTTGGTTTTCTCGCGGTTGTCGTTGATGGCCGACTTGGCTCCCTCGTAGATGCCGGTTTTGAACTGCATCTGCGAAACCATGTCGTTGAGAAACGGCATCGCGCTCTTGCTGACGTCGGGCATGGCGCGCTCGACGACATTGACAGTCCCCGGCGCTAGGACTGAGTAAGGCCCGTAATAGGTGAAGTTGAGATCTTCGAGGGCCTGCTCGTCGCTGGGCTGGAGCAAAAGAGTCGAACTCAACATCGCTCCGTCGGCCATCTGGCAACGGAGTCGATTGCTGAGTTGGATCTGGGGGAAAATTTTATAACCTAGCCCACGGATCGAGTGGTAGTAGCCGTTGGTCCCGATGCCGAATGGGAAGAAAACAAAGGCCGAGTTGACGTGGCGGTAGAGACTTTTCTTAACGCAGAGGAAATTCTCGGCCTCATTGTTCTCCAGGGCCATGTAGTAAGACACAGTACCGTCGAACTCTTTGACCCAGGCATGGAGAACTTTGACCTCGGAGGCTCCCGCAGTACCGGTGAAAAGATCGTTGTTCTTAAACTCCCGTTGAAGGGCCTCCCAATCGGTGAAGGTTCCGAGCGAGTTGGCCCCGTTGGTTGCTTTGACCAGGGCCTTGCGGACTTCCTCGATGTTCCAGCCCATTTCGGCAGCGGCTTCGGGGTCTTCGATAAACTTGTAAAGCTGGTGCACCTGATACGAACGCACGCACACCGCGATCTCGATCTCGTCCTCGCAGGCCAGCGTTTTGCGGGGGATCAGGAAATCACCGAACATCGAAACGCGCCAACGCCAGTCGATGTCGTCTTCCCAGTACGCTATCCCGACCCCATGTGCCACGAAGTTCGCAACCAGGAGCTGGTAGTTGAAGTGGAACTGCGGCCAGGAACGGATGGCCCGGGTCAGTTCGTCGGCAATGATGTGGTTATACTCGGTCCGAGTCTTGGAATCCCCGAACTCGGTTTTGAGAGACAACAAATGCTCGACCGAATGGATCAGGTCGATGTAACCCGCAGTAGCACTCTCCAGAATGGATGAAGCCTCGTCGAAGTTGACGTTACAACGGTAGGCTTGGCCGCTTGAGACGAGGTCGGAATCGCTGTAAGGCGGAACGCCATCGAACATGGCCTGGATCTCGGCACGATTCTTGGCCGACTTATCATCGGCGTCGCGGAGCCGTTTATAAATCTCGTGCAACGATTTCGCATCCTTGATGCGGTCCCTCGGGGGAGCACCGGACTCGGAGATGTTCTCCAGGAGCGTGTCGTTGGTGATCACGAAACGTAAAAGTCTTCGTCGAAGTTATCGTCGACCAATTTGCTTTTCTGGATTTCCGACATGGCGCGCTCTACAGCACTTTCACGCTTTTCTTCCTTCATCCGCTTGCTCAGTGGATTCTTTTGGAGTTTTTTCCATTGGGATTCTTCATCCTCCTCCTCAGCGATGTCAGTTAGCGGATTACGTTTTTTGGGGCCCTCGGATTTACCAACATAGTTATCCCAACTGCGCTGCGTCCTATTTCCACCGCCGAAACGATCTAGGTCCGAGCCGCCGGGGCGGTAACGGGAAGAATTCCCGTACAAGTCCGAACCAACCCAAGAACGATTAGGGGTATTTCCTTCGTAATTATCCCACGAACGCTGGGTGGTGTTTGCCATTACGCTGCCTCCTCTAGTTTTTTGCGCTTTCGTGCCTTGGGAAAAACCAACTCGCTGGTGTCAAAACGCGGGGTCACCGCGTCAGCGCCACCGAGATCATCGGGATCGGATTCGAGGTCGGCGGTCTTCCCGTCACTCAATTCATCGAGAAGCAATTTCGCCAGGCTGCCGTCCTTGCATCCGTGGCACACAACAGCGTCCGGATGAATCGGACTGTTGGTATGTAAGTCGGGATGCGGCATGTCGAAATTGTCGGAGACAATCTGCCCGCGCTCGCGACGGTAATTGATTGTTTTCCAGTTGTGCTGCATGAGCTTGGTGTCGTGCAGATGCGGGAGAATCTCCCACTGAATCCAGACGTCGAAGGCAATGCCGTTTTCGAACTTCCAAAGCGAGGAGCGATTGGTGAAGTCGGCCGGATAGATCGCCGTGCCGCACATGTGATGCCCGTCTATGACTAGCTTGTCGTCCTTATCGCGATAGTAGGTGGCCTGCTTGGCCCCCATGAAGATGGCCTGCGAAAGATTGTATTCGGTCTGCAGCGCGTCGAGCCAGCCAGCCTTGAGCGGCGTGTTGTCCAGCTCGAACCAATACCAGGGCTGGTCGAGTAGGCCGTTGGCGAACATGTGCAGGATGGACGCGCGGAAATAAAAGTTAGGGCCCAGGGGCCATCCTTTGGCAGGGCAGTCGAAAATATGCGCCTCAGATTTACGGAACATCGGTGAAAGTGCTTCACGAATGCGATTGACGTGTCCCGCGTTCTCGGTCGACCCGGCCACGAGAAGATCGTGGTGCTGATAAGGGCCAAAAGCCTTCATCAACGCCAAGACATCATCGGCCAGTTTGACGTCGGCCTCGCTGACGGGAATTACGAGTAGCATTCAGGTCTGAATTTCAGAATATATTACGGGTGTTTGTCACCTATGCAAGTTAAATGTTGCCCGGCCCAAGCTGTTGAGATTTCTCCCGGGTTTGGCCACGAGACCGGCTTTTTGAAAGAAATCTTTATACCCACTTCTTTTGCCGTAGGGGTCGGACGGAATCTTGTCGGAGGGGATCAGGCCGCAGCGAACCCGGCACAGCTCCAACAAAATAAAAGCGGCGTCCGAGATGTCGGGGCTTTTGCCGATGCGCGCCTTCATGTCCTGCTTGGATTCCACCCGGATGCGCATGGCGACCCCCTTTTCCGTTGTATAAAGACGCTCAGTCATCTCCCGCACCATCTCCCGTGGAACTCCGAAGAGCTGTTTATTGCGGATCAGCTCCTTGCCCGTGTACCAGAGTTCACTGACCCGGTTGGCATACCGCTCGTGGGCCGGGGTAGTATCGGTTAAGGATACTGCGCGGTCGCTGGCCTTGCCCCCGAACTGGACGCGCAACACGTCACGGGACCAGACCGAATCGACCACGTCGCCGAAAGGTGCACCTCCGCCCGAAGCATCATAAGCCGCATTCCGCGCCGTCACTCCCCAAGCTTCGCATCGTTCTTTGAACTGACGGGCGATCTGGAAGGCGCGCGGCTCACTCTTGTTGGTCACGTCCTCGCGCAACTCTTCGAAGTGGTCGAGACACACGACCTTTTTGCCGGTCTTATCCGCACCCGTGAACCCCAAATACAGGATGCTCCGGTCGCCGTTGGCACTGAACGAGGGGTCCAAAGCGGCGACCTTCGTCGGCGGCTCCAGCCATTCGACGCGTTGGTCTGCCCCGTATTTGATGATGTCGGACTCACTATAAATGCTGTCCTCCACGCCGGTCGGGCACCAAAAGCCACGATACATGCGCCAGTATCCCGGGCTATTCTCCCCGAGCTTGGCGGCGCTTTCGGCAAGGTTGGCCGGTGTGATCATCCAAGGATAAAGAATCTCATTGGCGATGACGTTGGGGGACTTGTGCGCGTCGAAGTGCAGGCAGTAACCGCGCTCGGTCTCCCACTCCTCGTCATTCACCGTGATCGAGGACCAGCCGTTCTTGGGCGTGGAGAACTGGCCAAAAGGGTCGTAATAGGAGGCAGGGTTGCCAATGCCGATGAGTTGGAAGAACGGGTTGTTGGACAAGTTGGTGTACGCAGCCTGGAGGATCGACTCGCCCAGCTCGGGCAACTCGTCGGCGATAAAAATGACCCGCTGCTGTTTGATACCCACCAACTTGCCCACCGCTTCTTTCTCTTTCTTGCGCTCGGCAGCGATCAGCGAGATACCGCACCGGTCGCCGTATTGTTTACCCGAGCCGTCGTCGAAGCGGATCATGCCGACCGAATCCACAAGTTTTCCTGGTAACCCCGGGACCGCACGCCACAGGTCGGTGATCGCGCCCCAGATACGTTTGCGGGATTCCTTGAGTGAGGTCGACGTGACCAGGACCAGGGTGTTCCACGGGGACGAAAGGAACTGGATGATTGCCCACAGAGCGTAGGCCTGAGATTTGCCGGAGGACGCGCAACCAGCCACGGCCAAGTATTTGTGCTCTAGGGCCGCTTCGATCATGCGCTCCAGCCACGGGGTCCATTCAATCGGGGTGCGGGAGTCGGGGTGATTCCACAGCAAATCGACCGCGCGTTTGAAATGGAACAAGGGGCCTGGAGACTGCGGCGGCGGCTGGCGCAAACAAACAAGCTCGACCGTGACGTGGGTTAAAAATGCAGGCCACTCGCGGCCATACATCATCACCGTCTTCTGCGGCGCGGGTGATTTCGCTTTCGGCGCTGACTTTGCTTTCTTCGGCATAAACCTGTCAGCAATTTGTCAGCGGGATTTAGTCACCCACTTAACTCCTTGATTTTCAACACTTTGGGCGTGGAGCCATGGGGATTCGAACGCACCCCGTTTACCGACAAACACCCCTTCTAAATAATTTTCTCTACAGAGAGAAATCAAGGATTTAGGCGTAAAACGGGCGAAACTCATAAAAATATTTCTTGCGTCAAGTGTGGGTTGTTGTCACCTTTTTGGCAACAAAAGTTGTCAGCGCGCTGACAAATCACATCGCAATGAAAACGTCGAAAAAATCCGCCTGGCCGTTGGTCAAAAAGACCCGCTACGGCAAAGTCACCATCTATCATCAAACCCGGGAAGACCGGGAGTCCTTCATCCTGGCCTACCGGCTGGGAAAGAAACGCGTCCGCGAAACCACGAACATGGCCGAGGAGGCGCTGGAAAGAGCTGCCGTCATTCTCTCGGCCATGGAAAAAGGCCAGACCCCGGAACCCCGGATCAAGAGTGTCAGCAAATGGAAGCATCTGATCGGTGACGTGCCTATCGAAGAGGTATTCCGCGTCTACGCTGAACAAAACAACCTCCTGCCCTCGGTCACCGTTGAAACGGTCGTTCAAGAATTCCTGCTAGTCAAGTCTCAAGACGGACTGAAGCCCGACACCTATGCCACGATCAAAAACCACCTCGGCAAACTGACGGAACGCTACGGGTCGAGCTACATCAAGAACATCACGCCAGATGATCTGAACACTTTTCTGCGCGGGATCAAGAGCCTGCGCTACCGGCACAATCACCGCACGACGATCAAATCGTTTTTCAAGTGGGCGCTGAGCAAGAACTACGTGCGCTACATGCCGCAATACGGCGGGACCGTGGCCGACGGGACCCAGGCCATCTCGTCCAAGCACTTTCAAAAAACTCCGGACATCTACTCTCCGGAGGAATTAAAACGACTGTTTGACGAGGCTCACTGGTCCATGGTGCCGTGGCTGATCGCGGCCAACTACAGCGGCATCCGCAAGGCCGAGATCGCCCGCCTCAAATGGGAAGACGTCGATTGGGACGAGGGCGCGTTCGTCCTCAAGACCGAGATCACCAAGACCTCGAACCGGCGCATGGCCTACTTTCCGCCGGGGGTCAAAGAAGGGCTCAAGAAAATCGCCGAAGAGTGCAAGCGGCGGAAGATCGACAAAATCATCTACGGCAACATCAACAAGCGCGTGGCCAAGCTGCGCGTGGAGGCCGAAATCCCGTGGCGGCAGAACGGCCATCGCAAGGCTTACATCTCCTACGCCATGGCGCTCACGCGCGACGCTGCCGAGGTCGCCGAGCAATGCGGCAACTCGGCCCAGGAAATTCAGCGCACGTATAAGGGCCTGACTTCCAAAACGATAGCCGAACAATGGTTTAAGGTGATTGACACCTCAACCATCGAAGCTAAACTTTACTAACACAGAACAAAAGACACACCGCTATGGCTAACCAAAGAGACAAAAACAAACGCCTTCTTGGCGTTTACATCGAACGGGACGTTTACTTGCGACTTAGTAAACTGGCCCAACAAAAGAAAACCAATGTGGCCGACCTGTGCCGAACGCACGTCGAACGCATGGTAGAGAAAGTGACCCTCTCCGCAGAGGATCGCAAACGCATCAAAGAAGAACGCACCGCCTTCGAGGCCCGGCAGAAAGCTGCCCTGGCCAAGAAGCGGACGTTCGGGGCGCGCATGTCCAGTATGCGCGATAAACTGGGGGGCTAGGGAGGCCTCCCCCCTTTCCCCCACGGTTTAGCTAATATAAATAAACTATTCACTACGCCAGTCCCCACAGGTGATAAACACCTATAAACCACAACCCACTAACGAGCATTAAATATCCATGCACAAAGAAGTAGCCCTCGAACTAAATGATGAAACCTTACTGAAACTCGACAAGCTGGCAGCCGAACAAGGGCTGACGCGGGACGAGCTGATCAATCAAAGTCTGGCCGAATTGGTTTATGAAACTGAACCGGTTGACGCTTGAGGCCGGGAACTCGGTCCGCATCACCATGCTGCCCACCGGCCGCGTGAGTGTGGAACTTGAGGACGTCCAGCCAAATGCGCTCCCCAAAAACGAGCAAGAGTTGATCTACGACGTACGCGATGTGGCAGGAATCCTGCAGACATCCCTGCGTCACGTCAGGTCACTCATGCACCGGGAACGCAATCCTTTGCCGTTCTACAAACTCGGGCGCAAGGTCCGCTTCCGCGAGCACGACATCCGTGACTGGATGAAGGCCGGACCGGACAACCGCGCCCGCCAAATCCTCAAGGAACTCAAAGCAGCGTGATCATCGCCATCGACCCAGGGAAATCGGGCGGTTTTGCCTTCGGCTGTCACATTTCGACAGTCGAACTCAAAAACATGCCCGAGACCTTGGGCGATCTGGTGGACCTCTTCCGCCAGCTCCCGCAGCCCGCCACCGTCTATATGGAGAAGGTCGGCGGGTATGCGGGAGGAGCGGGCGCACCGGGCAGCGCGATGTTTAATTTCGGCAAGGGTGTTGGTCACCTCGAAGCGATAACCTACACTCTTGGTTTTGAGCTGCGCCAGGTCATGCCGCAGAAGTGGCAAAAGGCCCTGAGCCTGGGCAACTCGAACGGCATGTCGAAGACCGAGTGGAAGAACAAGCTCAAGGCCACGGCCCAGCAACTCTATCCCAACGTGAAAGTAACACTTTCAACTTCGGACGCTTTGCTCATTTACCACGCAGCCCATCGCGGACTAATTTGAAGTCGCTCTACGCCGCTCAAGAGCAGCACGTGGACCGCTTGGTCTGCGCGCTCAACCAGCACCGGGCCGCATTGGATTCCTCGGACACCGGCACGGGTAAAACCCTGTGCGCGATCGAGACAGCCAAGCGGCTCGGTGCTGCCATCTTCGTCGTCTGCCCGAAGATTGTCATACCGTCCTGGGAGCGCACGGCCAAGGAACAGGGTTCCAAGGTCCTTGGAATCCTCAACTACGAGAAGCTGCGCACCGGCAAAACGCGCTTCGGGCACTGGTCGGGCAAACAGTTCGAGTGGAAGATTCCGAGCGATGCCCTGATCATCTGGGACGAGGTTCATCGGTGCCAGGGCCTGTGGAGCCAGAACGCCAAGATGCTGATTGCCGCCAAGCCGTGGCGAAATCTTTTGCTTAGCGCGTCGGCCGCCGAGGACCCGACCGAGATGCGGGCCAGTGGATTTCTTCTCGGGCTGCACACCCTCTCCAACTTTTTCAACTGGGCCAAGGCCCATGGTTGCCAGGTCAATCCGTGGGGGCAACTGGAGTTCAAGCACCGCGAGCAGTGGGCTTTGGACAAGATCAACCACGAGATCTATCCGGAGCACGGCGACCGTATGACACGGGCCATGTTGGCCGAGCACTTCCAGGAGACGCGCATCGTCACTGACCCGATCGACTTCGGCGACAAGGGCGCGATCCAGAAACTTTATGACGAAATGGACCAAGAACTCAGCGCCCTCGAACAGCGGGCTCAAAACGACAGCAAAAACAAAGCCGCGCAAAAACTCGTCGCGCAGCTCCGAGCAA